TCCTGATGTCGTGACAGTAGAAATAGATAATGCTTCGGTAAGAGAATATGGTCAGTGGCCTTGGCCAAGAGATAAACTTGCAAAGGACATTGAAAGTCTATATCGCAAGGGTGCTTCAATTGTTGTATTACCCATATTGTTTGCAGACAAAGATAGATTAGGTGGTGATGCACAATTTGATGAGATGTTGAGAAAAACTCCAACCATCATAGGACAAATCCCAGCAAATCAAACTAAAGGAAATCCTGTACCCAGAGGTGTTGCCGCGATAGGTATGCCTTGGCAACAATGGATATACAATTATAGTGGTGCAGTCGGCCCCATAGAACCATTTTCAAAATCTGCAATAGGTGTTGGTATGATGCTTATTGCTCCAGAGAATGATGGTGTGGTTCGTAGGATGCCTTTGGTGATTCAAATAGATGGACAACTGTATCCATCTCTGTCTATGGAGATACTAAGAACAGCTGCTGGAGATATTAGTTATCAGATGAAAACTGGTGAGGGTGGTGTGGAAGCATTACGCATACCAAAATACAAAAAGATACTGACTGATGCCAATGGTGCTATTTGGATTGATTTCAAATGGAAAACAAAAACCTATGCACTAAACAAATTAACAGACGATGATTCATTTGTAGGAAAGATTGTTATTCTTTCACCTACGGCATCTGGAATAGATAATCCAGTTGCAACCCCAGTGGGTGTAATTCCAAGTCACGATTTGATTGCTGCCTCTGTAACAACTATGATTGCAGGAAGGAACATCACAAGACCCTTCTGGACTGATTTAGCAGAGCTTTCAGTGTCTTTAGTGTTATCATTGATACTAACAGTAGTGGTGTTAACACTAAGTTGGTATGTTGGTGCAACACTATTACCAATATTTCTTGCAGGGACTTATTACGGCAGTTCATACTTATTTACTGAATACAGTTACCTAATTGATTGGTCATATCCTGTATTGACAATGTTTGTAGTTTGGTCTGTTTCTGCATTTCTGCGGTTTATGGAAGAATTTAGATTACGCCAACAGATTAAGAAACAATTTGAACATTACCTTGATCCACGACAGGTTGCTATTTTACAGAAGAATCCAGACGCACTGAAACTTGGTGGTGAACGCAGAGAGATGAGTTTTCTCTTTATGGACATTGTTGGATTCACTCCTATATCAGAACACTATAAGAACAATGATGACCCAGAAGGATTGGTTGAGTGTATCAATGATTACCTAGACCGCATGACCAAGATAGTATTGAATAATGGTGGTACGGTTGATAAATACATGGGCGATTGCATCATGGCTTTCTGGAACGCACCATTAGATTGTGAGAACCATGCAGAGTTAGCGGTTCGTACATCTGTGGAGTGTGCAATAGAAACTGAGAACCTAAAGACTGCGTGGAAAGAGAAAGGATTACCAGAGATTAATATTGGTAGTGGTGTTAATACAGGAACATGTATTGTAGGCAATATGGGTAGTACCACCAGATTTGACTATTCAGTCATTGGTGATTCTGTCAACCTTGCTGCACGATTAGAAGCAACTGCCGCTAGAGGAGATTATAAAGATTATCCAACAATCTATTCTAGTTATACTATGGAACAACTACCTGATACTATGCCAAGTAAAAATATTGGTGAGATTAAAGTTAAGGGTAAAGAGGAACTTATTAAAATTTATTCACCTATTGACAATATCCTAGATACATAGTATACTAAATAACACTTTAAAGGTAAAAAAGATGAGTAATGAAATCACAACAGAGGTGGCAATTCTTAAAAAAGAAGTTGCTGATATAAAATTAATATTTAATCGTCTTGATACCGCTATTGAAAGGATTACTGATGTGTCTTCATCGGTCAATCGTATGTTGGCTGTGCATGAAGAAAGGATAGCTAATCAAGAAGAAGTTGCTAATCGTGCCAATTTAGAATTTACAACAGACATTAGAGAACTACACTCTCGTATTACTACAAACTATAAAGAACTTACTGATATAATGTCAGAACATAGTAAACAAGATGCTATCAATCAACAGATGCTTAGGGACGACCTAAACAACCGAGTTGGTATTCTTGAAAAGTGGCGTTGGATAATTATCGGTGGTTCTATAGTACTCGGATTTATTATTCAAAAAATGCCTATTTGGGGTTGACATCTACCTCTAATTGAGTTATAATTACACCATGTATATAGAAAAAAAATATCTAATGATTGCGTCATCGCAATTGCAGCGATTTAAAAAGACAGGAGACTGCCTGTACAATTTTCGTTGTCCTTACTGTGGAGATTCTCAAAAGTCTTCTACCAAAGCTCGTGGTTTTATTTTCCGTAAAGAATTGAATCTTATATATAAGTGTCATAACTGTGGCGTAGGAGCATCGTTCAGTAATTTACTGAAACACATTGACCCTAAAATTTACAATGACTATATAATGGAGAGATACAAAAAGAATGAACCAGAACTTCCAGACATTGGAAAATTCACTCAACCTAAATTCATGAAGGGGCCTTCACCACTCAAATCACTTAAAAAGATATCGTCATTAAGTCATGACCATCCTGTTAAGAAATTTGTGATGAATCGACAAATCCCTTCTACAGTTCATTTTGAGTTGTTCTTTGCTCCAAAGTTTTATACTTGGGTCAATACTGTTGTACCTAACAAATTCGCTTCTTTGAATGGGGATCACCCTAGATTGGTAATTCCATTCTTTGATGAGAATAGTAAAATGTTTGCGTTTCAAGGGAGGGCATTTGGTAATGAAATACCAAAGTATATTACCATCACTCTTGACCCAGACAAAGATAAAATCTACGGTCTTAATAGACTAGACTCTACAAAACCAATACAAGTAACCGAAGGGCCCATTGACTCTATGTTTTTGGACAATTGTGTTGCTGTCGGTGGTGCTGATTTTAGTAGATTACCTGTAGAGAATACAACTATTATTTTTGATAACGAAAGACGCAATGTCGAGATATTGAAACAAATAGAGAAGACAATATACATGGGTTATAATGTAGTGTTATGGCCTGATGATTTGAAAGAAAAAGATATAAACGATATGATACTATCTGGACTTACTAAAGAAGAAGTACAGACAATAATAAACAATAATTCTTATCAAGGCAACATGGCCAAGATAAAATTCACACAATGGAGAAGACGAAATGCCCGATAATTTTTTACCAACCTCATACCAAGAATTCATTCACCTATCAAGATACTCTCGATGGCTACCAGAAAAAGGTCGCAGAGAAACTTGGAATGAAACTGTTTCAAGATACTTTGATTTCTTTGATGTTCATGTACAGGAAATGACAGGATTTGAAATTACAAAAAAAGATAGAGATGAACTTGAACTTGCCGTACTAGGACAAAAAGTTATGCCCTCTATGCGTTGCTTAATGACCGCAGGAGAGGCGTTAAAGAGGGAGAACATCGCTGGATACAATTGCTCATACGTTGCAGTAAATCGTATTCAAGCGTTTGATGAAATCCTTTATGTTCTTATGAATGGAACTGGAGTTGGTTTTTCTGTTGAAAGACAATTTACATCTGAACTTCCAAAAGTAGCAGAGGAGTTCCATGCATCTGATACTGTTATTACTGTTGCAGATAGTAAAATGGGTTGGGCAAAAGCATTTAAAGAACTGATGGGTATGTTGTATATTGGTCAGATTCCACGATGGGATTTATCTAAAATCCGTCCTGCTGGTGCTCCACTTAAAACTTTTGGTGGTCGTGCTTCGGGCCCTGCACCACTAGAGTCATTATTTAATTTTGTAGTCAATGTACTTGGTAGTTCTGCTGGACGTAAGTTGTCCTCACTAGAATGTCATGACATTGTTTGTAAAATTGCTGAAGTAGTGGTAGTTGGCGGTGTTCGTAGGTCTGCTCTCATTAGTCTTTCAAATCTTTCAGATGATCGTATGCGTCATGCTAAATCTGGACAATGGTGGACAGAAAATCCTCAACGCGCCTTAGCTAATAACTCTGCTTGTTATACAGAGAAACCAGAAATGGGTATCTTTATGAGTGAGTGGAACGCACTCTATGAATCTAAATCTGGAGAACGTGGTATCTTTAATCGTGAAAGTGCTAACAGAATAGCCGAAGCTAGTGGTCGTAGAACCACCGAAGGGCATCACTTTGGCGTAAATCCTTGCAGCGAGATAATATTGCGAGATAGAGAATTTTGCAATTTAAGTGAAGCAGTTATCAGATCGAATGATACTGAAGAAACTTTAATAGAGAAAGTAAGACTGGCTGCCATTCTTGGTACATTCCAATCAACTTTGACTAACTTCAAGTATGTTAGTGCCGCATGGAAGAAAAATTGTTCAGAAGAAAGACTACTTGGTGTATCTCTAACAGGTATTATGGATTGTAAGTTAACAAATGGTAAGTCAAAAGGTCTTGATGTATTACTTGAAAAACTTAAAAATGTCGCAATAGACACTAATAAAATTTGGTCTAAGAAATTAGACATTCCACAATCTGTAGCAATTACTTGCGTCAAACCAAGTGGTACAGTATCACAGCTAGTTAATTCTGCATCTGGTATTCATGCTCGTCACAATCCTTACTACATACGCACAGTTCGCGGTGATAAAAAGGATCCACTTACTTTGATGATGACAGACGAAGGTTTCCCTGTTGAAGATGATGTAATAAACCCAAGCAATACTGCTGTGTTCTCTTTTCCTCATAAAGTAGATAGAGGCGCAGTATTCAGACAAGATATGAACGCAATTGAACAATTAGAATTGTGGTTAATATACCAAAAACATTGGTGTGAGCACAAGCCTTCCGTTACAATTTCCGTTAAAGAAGAAGAATGGATGGAAGTTGGCGCATGGGTTTACAAATATTTTGATTACATGTCTGGAGTATCATTCTTACCATTTAGTGAACATTCATATCAACAAGCGCCTTATCAAGATACCGATAAAGAGGGGTATGACATTTTATTGAAACAAATGCCTAAGAATGTAGATTGGTCTAAATTATCTGAATATGAATCAAAGGATATGACAATTGGCGCTCAAGAATTAGCTTGTGTTGCTGGTTTTTGTGAAATTCAATAATGATGCGGGTAGTAAGGGTCATTGTATGTGACTCATGCGAAGCTGAATTCCATTTCAAACATGACATGGACACTACTGTATATAAATTAGAGTTCTGTCCATTCTGTGGAAAGGAATTAAACCAAGATTTGATAGACGAACTAGAGGATGATGATGACTACATCTGGTAACTGATGTGGTAGAAAAGGCGTTAAATTAAAACCCATAAATAATACAGAACATTTTATTCTGAGATTGTATTTTTGGGAAAAAGATAATGAAAAACGCGATGGGGTTGTTACCAATTCCGACAAAGTGGACACATGATGGTAAGATAATTCAAGAACTTCCAGAAGGTTGTGAAGGATTTGTCTATCTTATAACCAACCTTGCTAATAATAGAAAGTATATTGGTAAGAAGCTCGCGAGGTTTAAAGTTACCAGACCACCACTTAAAGGTAAGACAAGAAAAAGGCGTTCAACAAAAGAAAGTGATTGGAAGGACTATTGGGGTTCTTCTGACCACTTAAACGCTGATGTTTTGTCTTTCGGTGAAGATAAATTCACTAGAGAAATTTTATACTTTTGTTCGAGTAGAGGAATACTAAGTTACTTAGAAGCAAAAGAACAATTTGATCGAAGGGTTTTAGAGTCTGACGAATACTATAATGGCATTATCAATGTTAGAATAGGAAGTTCAAAGATGTTAAAAGAACATTTGAGGATACATAATAATGAACGAGTGGATCGAACAATATAAATCTTATCACGCAGACCGGAATACTCATTATCCCGGCAATAACTTAAAACCACAATTACATCATATCATGGACTTGATTCGTGA